GGCCGCGCAGAACACATGCACCGCGAGCATGGAGGGCACATGCTCGCGGTCGTCTGCGGACAGCCACTTGTCCAAGGTGTCTTGGGAGATGGTGCGGGCACGGCCCTGCGTCATGCGCACGCCAGCGGCAAGCGCGACGTCGTTCATGCGGTCCGTGATCTGCTCTCTCGACATGGCGCTATCGCGGGCCGCGCGGAACATGGCGGCCTTGATGGCGGAAACAAACCCAGCCACCTGCATGGTGCGGCTGTTGGCTTCCTCGAAGAGGGAGAGTTGCAGAGGCGTTTTCACCGTCCCATTCCCCTTGGTCACACCGTCCGAAGTGGTGCCGTCCTGCCCGGAGTTCTGTCCGAACAGTTCCGGCTAGCGACGTTGACCCGTCTTGGTGGGGCGGGGTACAGTGCTCATGTCAGGTGAACTTGTTACCCCGTCCGTGCCTCCAGAATTGGCACAAACGAGAAAATCAGTCAAGCACGTTCGAGTATTTTTCTCGTTCGTGCCTGTGGGGCGTTATGACTTTTGGTGACCGGCTCAAGCAGCTTCGGGGCAACGAGACGCAGGCGGAGTTCGCGGCACGCATTGGCGTGAGCCAGCGGGCTTTGGGAAACTACGAAAGGAACGAACGTACCCCTGATGTTGACTTTGCGGCGCTCGTTTGTTCCAAGACGGGTGCATCCCCCGCATGGCTGTTGCTTGGGGATGAAAAGGGACTGCGCCCGACAGAAGCGCGAGAGGTGCAGCGCCCGGCACCTGTTTCCGTTGTCTGCACCGACTGCGATGTGGTCATGATCCCCAAGGTCCGGGCGACCCTCAGCGCAGGCGGAGGAAGCCTGGAGACTAACGGAGATCGCGTCGGGGCCTACGCCTTTCGGTCGGATTGGCTGACGCACAAGGGGCAAGTCTCCAGCATGGTCCTTATGGATGTGGTCGGCGACAGCATGGAGCCGGAGATCCGCAACGGTGACATGGTGTTGATTGACCAGTCGCAACAACGGATTGTCCCAGGAGCCATTTACGCTGTCGGCATTGAGGACGGCGTCCTGGTCAAACGGCTGGACCTGGTTCCCGGCACGCTGGTGTTGTCCAGCATCAACCCGACCTATAGCCCCATTGAAGTACCGTTACGCGGCGATCTGGCCGACACGGTGCGCGTCATCGGCAGGGTGATCTGGTGGTGTAGGGAAGCGAAGTAGCCGACGCAAAACAGCCGACGCGTCGGCTGTTTTTAGGCGGTCTGTTTTTGCAACACGCTGAAAATACTGGGCGCGAAAAAACAAAACAGCCGACGGTCGGCTGTTTTTGAATGCGAAGGGTTGTGACGGCATGCCCAATCTACTTGTGGTCTTACTGCTCTTTATCCTTGGTGCTGGTGATGCCAGTGCATGGACGGGTAAGGTGATCGGCATTAGCGATGGCGACACCGTTACCGTTCTGGATGCGGACATGGCGACCGTGAAGGTGCGGTTGTACGGTGTGGATTGCCCGGAATCGTCGCAGCCCTTTGGAACGAGAGCAAAGCAATACACAAGTTCGGTCGTTTATGGGAAAATGGTCACGGTTGAGGACATGGACATCGACCGTTACGGGCGCGTGGTTGGTGTTGTCGAAACCGTAGACGGGACAAGCCTTAACCGCGCGCTGGTGATCAACGGGATGGCGTGGGTTTACGACAGATATTGTCGCGCGGTGTGGTGTGCTGAGTGGAAGCAGGATGAGATGCGCGCCAAATCTGCCCGTGCCGGATTGTGGAGCGAACCAGCCCCCATGCCACCGTGGGAATTTCGAAGGGCCAAGCGCACCCGCTAATATGCTGCCTTATGCTGATCGGCAGAGTGATATGGTGGTGCCGGGAGGCGAAGTAGCCGACGCGTCGGCTGTTTTACAGGTAGGCTATTCTTGCAACGCACTGAAAATGCTAAATGCGAAAAAGTAAAACAGCCGACGGTCGGCTGTTTTTGGAGAGGCTGACATGGAAAATAGCTGGCAGTCGCCAAAGGCTCGGAAACTGGTCTGGGGGGCGTTCGCTTTTCTTGTCATCGTCGCCTTGCTAGGGCAGGTGGCAGAGCGGAGCAGGAAGCCCCCAACGTTGCCGCAACTTGCGGATAGCGTGCCGCAGGAAGCCCGCGAGCGGCTTGCACAGGCATGGCCGAAGATGCTTAAGGCGTGTCCGGGCCTTGATAGATACTATGACGCATTGACGTTCAAAGGTGTAGAGATGGGTTTCCCTGAACTCAACGGGGTTTATGCGAATCTCGTGTTCTCCGTACCCATGGAGAAGTCCTCTGTTCCGGTAGACTACATGGTATTCGGGCACACCTGTTTTTTCGGGGTGACTGACGATGGGAAAGGCTTGATAATTCCAAAACGTGGATGTCAGGCTCTATGCCTGAATAGGGTAACCCCTGAAGCCGGACCAGTTTTACACCTACCGCTGAACTGATTCCCACCCTCAAGCCCCGCTCCGGCGGGGCTTCTTGTTTTCATACCCTTTAAAAGACGCGCTCCCACAGGCCCACCTAAGGTGGGCCTTGTCATGCCCGAAGGGCAGACAAGGGAGGAGACATGCAAGACATTTTCGACAGGGCGCAAGCCTTTGTGGCTCGCTGGGAAGGCGGGTTGGTGGACCACCCGTCCGACCCCGGCGGCATCACCAACCGGGGGGTATCGCTGCGCTGGCTGCGCTCCATTGGCGCGGACATCGACGGCGACGGCGACATCGATCAGGACGACATCCGCGCTGTTACGCCCGAAGTGGCGGCGCAGCTGTTCCACCAACATTTCTGGGCAGCGCCCGGCGTGCATCTGCTGCCACCGCTGGTGGCCGTGGCGGTCTACGACGCCGCCGTCAACCAGGGTGCGCCGCGCGCCGTGCGCCAGATGCAGGCCGCGTGCAACACCGTGAGCCGTGACCAACTGATGGTGGATGGCGACCTGGGCGGCAAGACTCTGGCCCGCGTGCAGGCCCTGTGTGGAGCCATGGGCGGTGGGCAGCTTGCGGTTTGCGACATCGTCATCACCGCGCGCGAACAGTTTTACCGCGAGTTGGCCAGCCGACCGCCCAAGCGATTGGCGGACGGCCAGGTGGTGGACTACCGCGCCTTTCTGCGGGGCTGGCTGTCCCGCACCGGCAGCCTGCGCGGGTGGTGCCACCAACTGGCCGCCGAGGGGTGGGCGTGATGCGCCCCCTTGCCCACGCCGCCGCCCTGGTGGGCGATGCCTTCTGCGACCACACGGGCGGCACCAGCTGCATGCGGATCATGTCCGTGCTGGTCTGCATCATCGTGCTGGGCGCGTGGATCATCGGCATGCTGGCGGAAGGGCGCTACCTGCCCATCGGATGGCCGGAAGTCTCGCTGATCGGCATGGCCTGCGGGGCCAAGGCCGCGCAAAGCCGTTTCGAGTTGGGTTCCGGAGGGGTTTGGGGTGCGCTTCCCTCGCCCGGTGTTGACGCCACCGCACCCGCGCAGGAGCCGGTACCGGCCCCGCGCGACATGGACACCGGAGGTTTCTAGATGATCCCCATTCCCGACACCCTGAAGGCGCACCTGGTTGCCATCTGCGCGGGGGGCGCGCTGCTTGTGGTGCTGGCCCTGCTGGGCTGGGCGCTGTGGCTGCGCGGCGATCTGGCAGCCGCACGCACAGACCTGACCGTGGAGCAGGCAGCGCACAACTCCACCCGGGCGGAGCTGGCCACGAAGATCACCGCAAACAACCTGCTGCTGGCCGACCAGCGCATGAGCAATTCCACCATTGCCGCCCTGTCCGGCCAGGTGAACGCCACGCAGGCGCTGCACCGCGAGTACGTGACACGCGAGACCGCGCGCCGGGCCATGCTGGCCAGCGCCACCCCGCGCCCCCGAACCCCCGAAGAAACCGCCAAGGTGGTGGACAATGCGACGCGCCGCGCTGCTGCTGATATGCTTAACGATTGGTAGCGCGGCGGGCTGCGCCACCGCGCCGCCGCAGGCCCCCACCGTGCTGACGGTGCGCCACGTGATGACCCCGTGCCCCCACCCGCCGGACATGACGGCGGACCAGCTGGCCACCATGGCCGGGCGCGTGGACGGCAATGCGCCGTTCGACGGGCAGGGCAATGTGGACGCGCTGACGGCGCGCCACCAGGTGATCCGCACCCACGTCAAACTCCTGGAGGCGGCGTTGCGCTGTTACGATCAGCAGGCCCAGGCCGGGCAGGCTGACGAAGGGGGCGCGGATGAACGCTGATCTGGTTGTGCAGTGGGCGGGCGTCATCGTGCCGCTGGTGGTGCTGCTGGTGCAGGGGCTGCTGGCCTGGCTGATGTGGTCCTTGCGGCGGGAATACGTGTCCAGGGCGGACTGCGGTGCCTGCCACGGCAAGGTTGATGCGCAATTGGCCGGAGTGGACACGCGCGTCGCAGGGCTGGAGGGGGCAGTGGAAGCAGCCCCCACGTCCAAGGACATGCAGACCGTCATGGTTCAGCTAGCCGAGATCAGCGGCGAGCTGAAGGCGGCCAACGCCCGCGCCGAAGGTCAGGCGGAACTGCTGAAATCCGTGTCCCGCCAGGTGTCCATGCTGAACGATTACCACGTCACCAAGAACGGGCGTGACCGATAGGAGTGTCCATGTCGTTTCAGAAACTGCTTACCGAAGACCGCCGCCTGTGCGTGCTGCGCCTGCTGTCCGGCGCGCCCGGCAGAGAGGCCAATCACTTCGTGCTGCGCACCGCCCTGCGCGACCTGGGCCACGCCGTCAGCCATGACGTGGTGCTGTCCGACCTCGCGTGGCTGGAGGAACAGGGACTCGTGTCCACCACCGGCGCAGGAAAGGATGGCGACCTGACCGTGGCCGCCCTGACCGGGCGCGGCCATGACGTGGCCGAAGGCGTGGCCGTGGTGCCCGGCGTGAGGCGCCCGCTGCCGGGCGACGACTAGGAGGCCACCATGCCGCGCAAGTCCACCATCAAACGCCTGCCGCCCGAGGTCCGCGAGCGCATCGGCGTGCTGTTGGGACAGGGCCGCACCCTGGACGAAATACTGAAGGCGCTGGCCGCCCTGGACGTGGACGTCAGCCGCAGCGCCCTGCACCGCTACAAGCAGAGCATCGACAAGGTGCGTGAGCGCATCGACCGCAGTCGCGCCGTGGCCGAGGCGTTGGTGCAGCGGCTGGGCGACGCCCCCGAAAGCAAGACGGCCCGCATGAACGTGGAGCTGATGCACTCGGTGATCCTGGACATCGTGTCCAATGCGGAGGCAGGCGGCACGGAAGGCGACGCGGAGGGCGGCAGCGATGACAACTCCCCCCTGAATCCCATGGGGGCCATGCTGCTGGCCAAAGCGCTGGACCACCTGACCAAGGCGTCCCGCACCGATGCGGACCTTATCGCTCGCATCCGTGAGGAAGCCACCAAGGTGGCCACGGCAAATGCCGCAAAGGCAGCCGAAGTCGCCGGGCGTGAAAAGGGCCTCTCCCTTGAAACGGTAGAGGCCATCAAAGCGCGCATCCTTGGGGTGCGCCCGCAGGGGGCACCGGCATGATGGCGGCCAGCGCGCAGCACACCGCCACGGTTGCGGCCATCGCGGGGCCGCCCGCCGGTCCGGTCACGGCCGAGGAGTGGCGCAAGCACCGCGAGCAGTCCCGGCAGGCCATGCCCGACGTGCTGGCCGGACAGGAATTGCCCGACGTGCTGTTGCTGTACCAGCAGGAGACGGTGGCGGCGATCTACGAAAACGACGTCACCGTCGTTGAAAAGGGGCGGCGTACCGGCATCACCTGGGCCGTCGGGGCTGCTGCGGTGCTCATCTCCGGTGCGGCCCGGTCAGCCGGGGGCATGGATACCCTGTACATTGGCTATTCGCACGAGATGGCAAGGGAGTTCATCGACACCTGCGCCATGTGGGCCAAGGCATTCATGCCCGCCGCGTCCGATGTGGACGAGTGCCTGTTCCGGTCCATGAAGCCCAACGGCGAGACGGAAGACATCAAGGCGTTCCGCATCACCTTTGCCAGCGGCTTCCAGATACTGGCCCTGACATCCCGCCCGCGCTCGTTGCGCGGCTATCAGGGCTTCGTCATCGGCGACGAGGCGGCCTTCCACGACGAGTTGGACGAGGTGCTGAAGTCCGCCCTGGCCCTGCTGATCTGGGGCGGCAAGGTGTGCATCATCAGCACCCACGACGGCGACGAAAACCCGTTCAACACGCTGTGCAACGATATCCGCGCCGGGCGAAAGCCGTACAAGCTGGTGCGCATCGACTTCGACCGTGCCCTGTCCGAGGGGTTGTACAAGCGCATCTGCCTGATGCGCGGCAAGGAGTGGTCGCCGGAGGCCGAGGCCGAATGGCGCAAAGGCATCTTTGCCCAATACGGAGACGGCGCGGACGAAGAACTGATGTGCATCCCCAGCCGGGGCAAAGGCGCATACCTGCCGCTGGCCCTGCTCGAGCTGCGGTCCGACCCGGACATACCCGTGGTGTGCTGGGAAATGCCCGACAGCTACGTCGCATGGCCGGAGCATCTGCGCGTGGCGGAGTGCCGGGACTGGTGTAGCGGCGTGCTGGCCCCGCTGCTGGCCCGGTGCGACCCCAACCTGCGGCATTACTTCGGGCAGGATTTCGCCCGCTCGGGTGACCTGACCGTGGTCTTTCCGCTGGCCGTGGACCAGAAGCTGGTGCGCCGCGCTCCGTTCGTGCTTGAGGTGCGTAACGTCCCGTTCGACCAGCAGCGCCAGGCGCTGTGGTACCTGATAGACCGCCTGCCCCTGTTTACCGCCGGGGCCATGGACGCCTCGGGCAACGGGGCGCATGTGGCGGAACTGACCGCGCAGGAGTACGGGCTTGGCCGCATCGCCCAGGTGAAGATGACGGAGAACTGGTACCGCGAGAACATGCCCCGCTACAAGGCAGCGTTCGAGGATGGCACGATAGTCATCCCTCGCGATGCCAACGTGATTGCCGACCACCGGGCCTTCAAGCTGGTGCGTGGCGTGGGCAGGCTGCCCGACGCGGACACATCGAACGACAAGACAAAGGGCAAGAAAGCCAAGCGCCACGGCGACAGCGGCATAGCTGGGGTGCTGGCCTATGCCGCCACCTGCGCCGAAGTCATGGAATACGCCTACGAACCCGCACAACCCACGGGGGCTGGCCCCCGATACGACGACGACCCGGACGATGCGCGGGATGCACCCCGCGCGCGCTTCGGCAAGGGGGCATACTGATGCTGTACGATCACCTGGGCAGGGCCGTGGACACGGGCAGGCTGCGCGACGAGGAAGCAGGGCCGACGCTTACCGGCGTGCGGCAAATCATATCCGGCCACCCCGCTCAGGGGATGACCCCGGAACGGCTGGCCGCCATCCTGCGCGACGCGGAAAACGGCGACCCGCTGCAATACCTGGAGCTGGCCGAGGAGATGGAAGAGAAGGACATGCACTACCGGTCGGTGCTGGGCACCCGCCGGTTGCAGGTTTCCGGGCTGCCCATCACCGTGGTGGCCGCCAGCGACGACAAGGCCGACGTGGCCGCCGCAGACCTGGTGCGCGAATGGCTGGAATGGGACGAGGCGCAGTTCGCCCTGTTCGACGTGCTGGACGGCATCGGCAAGGGCTTCAGCTGCACCGAGATCGTGTGGGAAACCAGCGGCAGGCACTGGATGCCCAAGGCGCTGATATGGCGCGACCCGCGCTGGTTCCGGTTCGACCCCGCCGACGGCCACACGCTGCGCCTGCTGGACGCGGGGGGGCAACTGCTGCCCCTGACGCCCTTCAAGTACATCACCCACATACACAAGACCAAAAGCGGCCTGCCCATCCGGGGCGGGCTGGCCTACGCCATCTCGTGGGGGTGGCTGTTCAAGAACTTCGACATCAAGTCGTGGGTGCAGTTCGCCGAGGTGTTCGGGCATCCGCTGCGGGTGGGCAAGTACGACGGGTCCGCAAGCGAATCGGACAAGGCGGCTCTGCTGCGTGCAGTGCGCAACATCGCGCGCGACGCGGCGGCCATCATTCCGGCCTCGATGCAGATAGACTTCATCGAAGCCAAGATGTCCGGCAACATCGACCTGTTCGAGAAACTGGCCGCGTTCCTTGACCGGCAGGTTTCCAAGGCGGTGCTGGGCCAGACAGGCACCACGGACACCGGCCAGCACGTGGGCACGGCCAATGCCCACGAACAGGTGCGCGAGGACATCGAACAGAGCGACGCGGCCCAGCTGGCCGCCACGCTCAACCGCGACCTGGTGCGCCCGCTGGTGGACCTGAACCTGGGGCCGCGCCTGCGGTATCCGCGTCTGCGCATTGCACGGCAGGATGCCGAGGACATGGCCGCGCTGGTGGTGGCGCTGAAAGAACTGGTGCCCCTTGGCCTGCGCGTTGAGGCCAGCGTGGTCCGCGACAAGTTCGGCCTGCCTGAACCCGCCGAAGGTGCCGAGGTGCTGATGCCCCAGGCCATCGCCCAGCCCGCACCGGAACAGGAAGCGGCCCCGCAGCGGGCAGCGCACGCGGCTCGGCCGGGCGGGGGCAACGAAGATACGGACGCGCTGGACATGCTGGCTGACGAGGCCCTGGCGGACTGGCAGCCGCTGGTGCAGGGCATGGTGGACCCGATCCGGAAACTGCTGGACGAGTGCGCCACGCACGATGAGTTCCTGCGCCGCCTGCCCGAAGTCGTCACCGCACAGGACACCGCAGCCCTGACAGAAGCGCTGGCGCGGGCGCTGTTTGTTGCCAAGCTGGCAGGGCTTACCGGCGCGCCTGTCCAGGCCATCGGCGGTGACGGGGATGCGGGTGGCGGTAATGCTTGAGATGCGCCCGCTGCCGCCCGAGGAGGCCGTGGCCTACTTCAAGGCCAAGGGCTACCAACTGCCTGCAACATGGGCCTGGCAGGACATGTGGCAAGAGGCGCACGCCACGGCCTTTACCGTGGCCAAGTCCGCAGGGTTCGACATTCTGGGTGATGTGCATGGGCAGGTGCTGAAGTCGCTGGAGCAGGGCCAGACCTTTCGCGACTTCCAGCGCGAACTGACGCCCCTTTTGCAGGCCAAGGGCTGGTGGGGCCGCAAGGAACTGCCGGACCCGGCAACCGGCGAGGTGCGCGAGGTGCAGCTGGGCAGCCCGCGCCGCCTGCGCACCATCTACGACGTGAACCTGCGCACGGCCCATGCGTCCGGAGCGTGGGCGCGCGTGCAGCGCACCAAGGACCGCCGCCCCTTCCTGCGGTACGTGGCCATCCTGGACCGACGCACCAGGCCGGACCATCGGGGGTGGCACGGCGTGGTGCTTCCGGCTGATGATCCGTGGTGGGATACGCACTACCCGCCCAACGGCTGGCGTTGCCGGTGCACCGTCCAGCAACTGGGGCAGCGGGACATGGACCGCTACGGCTACACGGTAAGCGAAGCACCGCCCCGCCCCATGCTGCCCTGGGAGAACCCGCGCACGGGTGAGCGGGTGATGGTGCCCAAGGGCATCGACCCCGGCTGGGCCTACAACCCCGGCAAGGCCGCCCTGGAACATCATGCGGCGCGAACCCTGATGGACAAGCTGGCGCCGCTGCCGCCGACCGTCGCGGCGTGGGCCATGGCAGAATCCGCAGGGTTCGTGCTGCCCGCGTTGGAAAAGGACTATGCGGCATGGATTGGCGAGGTGGGCAAGCGGGCGGGTAGCGGCGCGTTCAGGGCCACGGGCGAGCGCCGGGTGGTCGGGGCGCTCTCGCCAGGTGTCCTGTCGTTCCTTCAGGAGCGCGAGATCACGCCCGCGTCGGGGGCCATCACCATCGCAGACGGCGACGTGCTGCACATGCAGCGCAGCGCCAAGGGCAGCAAGCTGCCTGCCGCCACGCTGGCCAGCCTGCCCGGCATGCTTGCCAGGCCGCAGGCCGTGCTGTGGGACAGGCAGGACCCCGGACTGGTCTACGTGTGGAGCGCGGGCGATGCCGCAGAGAAGGTCATCGTGAAGGTGAACTACGCCACGCGGGTAGCCCGGCAGAAGGTGACGACCAACAGCGTGCGCAGCGGGCGCACGACGAGCGCCGCCGAGCTGCGCAACAGGGGCCGTTATGACCTGGTGGAGGGGGATGTGTGATGATGCAGGCCGCGCCGACGGGGGAACGCCACCCCCCTTTCGCGTCTCCGCTGCCTGGGCGGAGTATGGCGGGCCGAAGCGATTTCGCGGCCAGCGCCGGGCGCGGTACCTGTATGAACTACATACGGGCG